CTGGTGGACCCCGGCCGACCACAAGAATTTCGAGGCCAAGACCAAGATGCTGGTCAACCAGTACAACCAGTTCGAGCCGCTCAAGGGCTACCACGTGAACGGCGAACTGACGCTGGGCGAGAACATCGCCGACAACTCGGGTCTCGCCATCGCCTATAAAGCCTACAAGATCTCCCTGAAGGGCAAGAAGGCACCGGTGATCGACGGCTTGAGCGGCGAACAGCGCCTGTACATGGGCTGGGCCCAGGTGTGGCGCACGAAGATGCGCGAGCAGCAGCAGATCGTGCAGGTGAAGACCGACCCGCACTCGCCGGGCCAGTTCCGCGCCAACGGCACGCTGCGCAACCAGCCGGGCTTCTACGACGCCTTCAAGGTCAAGCAGGGCGACAAGATGTACCTGGCGCCGCAGGAGCGCGTCATCATCTGGTAATCAGGATGCCGTAGCACCGGCCCGTGCCGCGAACGCCGTTCCCGCCATGTGGGAACGGCGTTTTTCATTGCGGCCGCCATACAACAGACCGCAAACTTGATGTTCTTAAAGCTTGCAAATATGCTAAAGTTCGCGACGCTGTCCCATCGTTGACCTTTCCCCGACATTCATGCAAGCGGTTTTCCATAAACCCTCATCCCGGTTCCTTTGCCTGGCTTATCTGTGCGCCGTCCTCGTCGGCGTGCTGGCCGTGTTCATGGCGAAGTCGTACCAGTCCGGGTTTTCCGGGGCGGATGAGCCGTCGCACTTCCTCAACGGTTATTTTGTCGCGGATTACTTCGCCCGCCATCTCGGCAGCAATCCGATGGGCGCCGCCACCGATTTCTACGTCCACTATCCGAAGATCTCGATCGGGCACTGGCCGCCCGCCTATTACGGCATCCTCGGCCTCGTGTTCCTCGTGCTGCCGCCGACCTTGCCGGTGATTTTCGCCGTCAACATCTTGTTCGCCGCATTGCCGGCGATTGGCGTCGCCGCGGCGCTGTCCATGCTGGCCGACCGCCGTGCCGCCCTGGCCGGCGCGCTCGTCTACGCGGTGACGCCGCTGGTGCTCGAAGGCCACGTGATGTTCATGGCCGACCAGCCGCTGACCGCCTGCCTCGTCGCCGCCACTGTCGTCTGGATCGCGTTCAGCGTGCGTCCCGGCTGGGGCAGCGCGCTCGGGTTCGCGCTGCTCGCCGCGACGGCCGTGCTCATCAAGGGCAACGGCTGGCTCGTCGTGTTCCTCCCCGTCTTCCACATCGTGCTGACGGGCAACTGGAAACTGCTGCTGTCGGTGCGGCTGTACGTCGCCGCCGCGCTGGCGGCCGCCATCGTCGTGCCGTGGTACATGCTGACGGCAAAGATCGCCGCCGACGGTTTCAATTACCAGGCCGGCCTGCCGTATGCGACGAAGGCGCTGCTGTACAACTTGCAGACCTTCAGCCGGAACGTGACGCCCGTCGGCGGCCTGTTGGCCCTGTACGCCATCGTGGCAGAGTTCCGTGCCCGCCGCGCCGATGCGGCGCGCTGGACGATCGTGAGCGCCGTGATCAGCCTGCTGCTGGCGACCTTGCTGCTGCAATCGCTGGTGCCGGTCGATATCGTCGACCGCTACATGGCGCCCGCGTTGCCGGCCGTCGTCGTGCTGGCGGTCCTCGGCGCCGTGCGCCTGCTGGCGCAGTTGCGTGCAGATACCCCTGTGCCGGCCCTCGCCTTGGCCGCGCTGGCCGTCGTGATGGCCGTGCCGGGTGTCGTGCACCTGGTCCAGCGCGCGCCGAAGGCCGATGCCGGCATCGTCGCCGTGACGGACCGCCTGGCCGCCGCGAAACCCGTGCTGACCGTCATCGACGGGAGCGCGTCCGCCGAAGGCTGGTTCATCGCCGACATGGCCGTGCACGACCGCGCGCTGCGCGGCTACGTCGTGCGCGCGTCGAAGCTGCTGGCCGACTCGAATTTCATGGGATCCACGTATTCCCTCAAGTACCACGACACGGCGGCCGTGCTGGCCGAACTGCACCGGCTGGGCGTGCAGCACGTCGTCATCGTGCGCGACGGCGGCAAGGATGCGTTCCCGCACAGTGCCCAGATGCGCGCGGCGCTGGCGCGCGCCGATTCCGGTTTCCGCCTCGGCCAGAGCCTGCCGCACCGGTACCGGGCGGGCGTCACCGAAGTCTACGACGCCGTCGCCCCGGGCCGGCCCGACATCGCGGCCGTCCGCAACATGGGCTTGCCGGCCAAGGCGACGGCGCTCACCAAATTGCAGTAACCACCGTTCACCCGTCACAGTAACAGCACCCGCAGCGAGGACGCAGCATGCCTTCCACCCTGAAAACCAACGTATTGCCGATCGAAGCGGCCCGTGCCGCCTATGCCGGCCTCGACATCGCGGTGATCCTGCCGTGCTATAACGAGGAGGCCGCCATCGGCGCCGTCGTCGAAGGCTTCCGGCGCGAACTTCCGCAGGCGCGGATCTACGTGTACGACAACAATTCCAAAGACCGCACGTCCGAGGTGGCCGCCGCCGCCGGCGCCATCGTGCGTTCCGAAACCCTGCAGGGCAAGGGCAACGTCGTGCGCCGCATGTTCGCCGACATCGACGCCGACATCTACCTGATGTGCGACGGCGACATCACCTATGACGCCGCGAGCGCTCCCGCACTGATCGCCAAGCTCGTCGAGGAAAACCTGGACATGGTCGTCGGCTGCCGCGTCGATTCCGAGGAAGCGGCCTATCGCGCCGGCCACCGCTTCGGCAATGCCCTGTTCACGGGCTTCGTCGCGAACCTGTTCGGCAACCGCTTCACCGACATCCTGTCGGGCTACCGCGTGTTCTCGCGCCGCTACGTGAAATCGTTCCCGGCCCTGTCGAACGGCTTCGAGACCGAGACCGAGCTCACTGTGCACGCGCTGCAGCTGCGCATGCCGATCGGCGAACTGGACACGCCGTACGGCGCGCGCCTGGAAGGATCCACCAGCAAGCTGTCGACGTACCGCGACGGTTTCCGCATTCTGCTGATGATCACGAAGCTGTTCAAGAACGAGCGGCCGCTGCTGTTCTTCTCGATCCTGTTCGGGCTGCTGGCGCTGGTGTCGATCGGCCTGTCGATCCCCGTGATCGTGACCTATTTCGAGACGGGCCTGGTGCCGCGCCTGCCGACCGCCGTGCTGGCCGCCAGCATGATGCTGCTGGCCTTCCTGGCACTCACCTGCGGCCTCGTGCTCGACACCGTCACCCATGGCCGGCGCGAGATGAAGCGCCTGGCTTACCTGACCATGCCGTCGGTCGGGGCTACGCGCGAGAAAAAGGCTTGAAGCAGTTCTTCCGTTTCTGTCTCGTCGGCGCCCTCGGTTTCGTGACCGATTTCGGTGTCCTGTACGCCGTCGTCAAGGGCCTGGGGCTCGGCCCCACGAGCGGACGCATCGTGTCGTTCCTCGTGGCCGCCACGGTTACGTGGAAGGTCAACCGCCATTTCACGTTCGTGAAGCAGGACGCCGGGTCCGTGCGCGAGTGGCTGCAATATCTGGCGTTCACGGGCGTGGGCGGCTTCATCAACGTGGCCGTCTACCAGGCCTGGCTCTGGTTCACCGACCACAGCACGCTGAACCTGTTCCTCGGCGTCGTGGCCGGGTCGGCGGTGGCGCTGATGTTCAACTTCGTGATCTCCAAGCGGGCGGTATTCGCCGAGCGGCGCGTGGCGCAATAGAAAAAGGCCGCTGCGAGCGGCCTTTTTTCATGGTGCGGGGGAAGCGGTTACTGCGTCACGCTCGAGTAGGAGCACGACTTGACCTGGCCGCGTGCCGGGTCGCCGAACACGGCGTTGGTGCAGGCCACCGGACCGGTCACGACCTTCGAGGTGTAGATCGTGCTGGTGCCGTAGCGGACTTCACGCTTGCCGGTGAACGAGCAGGTGCCGTTCTCGCTGGCGCAGGCCGTGAAGGTCGGCGTGCTGGTGTCCGTGGTCGTCGTGCCCGTGCCGGCGTAGCTGCACGACTTGGCAACGCCGCGGATCGGATCGCCGAAGACGGCGGTCGTGCACGGGGTCGAGGCGGTGATCATCTTCGACGTGAACACACCGTTCGCGCCGAAGCGGACTTCACGGGTGCCGCTGAACGAGCAGGTCCCACCTTCGCTGGCGCAGCCCGTCCAGGACGTCGTCGTCGTCGTCGGTGCGGTCAGCGATTCGTACGCGCCGATGTCGATCTGGCCGACCACCGGACGTGCTTCGCCGGCGGCGACATGCTTGTATTGCGCAACAGCCTTCAGCGACACGCCCTTGGCCGACACGCCCGGATCCGAGCCGGCATCGATCACCAGCGCGCTGCCGACCGGATGCAGGTCGTACGCGGCGCGGTTTGCGAAACTCGGCGAGGCCGAACGGTAGTTCGTCTTGTCGACCGTCGATGCCTGGGTGCTGAACGTACCCACGCCGGCATAGATGTTGTTCTGTGCAATCGCCGGGGTCGGCACCTTGCCGCTGACAAACATGAACGTACCGCCGCTGCCCATATCGTTCAGGAACGTATTGTTGATCACGTACAGGTCGCTGCCGGCGTTCACGGCACCTTCTTCACCGTAAGCCAGCATCGCCGAGTTCGAGTTCGATGCCGGTTGCTGGATGATGTTACCGATGACGTAGGACGTACCGGCGTTCGGCAGGTCGATCTCGTACGACGGCTTGCCGGCCGCGGTGCTGCCCGTCTCGCCCGGGTTCAGGCTCGAGAAGCGGTTGTACGCGATCAGGTTGGTATCCGCACGCGACTTCAGGTTGTGGCCGACGTTGGCGTCGTGCGAGAAGTTGTAACGGAAAGTCAGGCTCTTCACGTGACCGATGTACAGGTTGTGCGACTGGCCGTCGCCTGCGCCGTTGTGGCCGAATTCGGTGTTCTCGATCACCACGTCGCTGTTCGCGTTGGCGTTCGCCAGGATACCGTTCTGGTTGTCGTGGAGGAAGGAGTTACGCAGCGTGAAACCGGCCGCTTCGAGGCGGAAGGCAGCGCCGTTCGCGTCGGGCACTTTGGCGCCGTACATTTCGACGTTGTCCACGGTCAGGTTGGCACCGTCGACGACCCAGATGCCTTTGCCGCCGGCGTTCTTGCCGGCCGCATCGATCTTCGGACGGCCGTTCACGCCGCGGATGGTCAGGTTGTTACGCATGATGTAGCAGACGTCGCCGCTATACGTGGTGTTGCCGGTGATTTCGATGACGTCGCCATCGGCGGCGGCGGCGATCGCAGCGCACGGCTTGGCGTAGGTCTTGCCCGGGCCAACCGACAGCGTGGCTGCGGATGCAGCGGATACACCTGCGAACGCCATCAGGACGGCAGCAGCCAGGTGCGAAGCGGAGAATTGGGTGTTGCGCGATGCGGTTTGTTGCATGTCGATGTCCTCGTAAGCGATTGCCTGTCAGCAGTTGTGCCTGCTGGAAAGTTGCAGAATACGAGGTTTGAGATCGACGGTTTGTAACGAAGTGTAACCAAAAATAACGGAACAGCAATCATGAAAAAAGGCTAATTAATGTTCCTTTTAGCCTAATTCAGTAGAGTGAAAGATCATTTTCTAAGCACTTTTTCTAGCATACGGAACAACAAAAGGGACGTTTGAAACCCACTTTTTCGAGTTTTTCCCTATGGAATTTAATTTCCGGTGGAAAATTTATCGACAGAGCAAAAATGGCAACGCTTATGTCTCTCTGTTAAGAGTCTGGTTGGCGCCTGTTGTCGAAATGATTTCGAAAAAAAATTCTCAAAATCAAGCCGATGTTGCGCTCACGCTGCACTTTTTTCTGAGAAAAATTGGTGCCGGTGAACAACATCTCCGGGAAATGTACAGAAAAAGTTCAGGTCTGGAAACTATTTTTCGAGAAAATGTTAGTTTAGGAGTAATTGCGGACAATTAATGCCGCTTTCGCGCCACAAAATGTGGGCTCATACAACACGGTACGGGTGCCCGTCAACACGTTGTGACTGCGACGGCAGCCGAGACTGCGGAAGCGCTGCAGTCCACTAGCCTGGACTGGCCGCAGCTGCAGTGCGGACACGGCCGTACTGCCGCCGCCTGTTCGATGAGCGCGATGCACTCGGCGGGGGGCGCCATGCTCGCGATCCATTCTCGCAGCCGGGCCACGGCGGCGGCAGACAACGCGGCCGCCGGCAACATGGCGAACAATTCGACGAACGACAGGCTGCGCATCGTCACTCCTCATGAGTCAACTCGACGATGCAGAGGACCTCTGCAACGAATTGAAGTGCACATGACTACCGCGAACACGGCCATAAAAAAACGCGGCACGAGGCCGCGTTTTTCGGACGGGAAGAGCTCCCGAAGAATTACTTGTAGCTGCAGGACTTGGTTTGCCTGTACGCCGGATCACCAAAGACTGCATTCGTGCAGGCAACCGGACCGGTCACAGTCTTGGTCGTGTACATGCCGTTGGCACCATAACGGACCTGATGCGTACCCGTTACCGAGCAGACACCGCCTTCAACCGCGCACGCTGTCCAGCCCGCGTCGGACGGAGCCGGTGCCGTAGGTGCCGGCGTCGGCGTCGAACCCGACGTCGCAATCGTGTTGCTGTTGTAGCTGCAATTCTTCAGCACGCCCTTGGCCGGGTCGCTGCCGAACGATTTGGGCCAGCAGATGACGGTACCGGTGAAGGTCTTGGTCACATACGACGTACCGGCGCCGAAACGGACTTCGCGGGTGCCGGTGAAGATGCAGGGGCTGTTCTCGCCGGCGCAGGGAATCCACGCCGGGGCGGCGGCCGCGGTCGAGGTCGATACCGTGCTGGAATAGCTGCACGTCTTGGCGACGCCGCGGATCGGATCGCCGAACACGGCACTGGTACACGGAGTCGAGCCGGTGACCATTTTGGTCGTATAGGTGCCGTTGGCGCCGTAGCGGACTTCTCGGGTACCGCTGAACGAGCAGGTCGAATTTTCGTTACCGCATGCGGTCCAGGTGACGGCCGCGACGTTCGCGGCATCGCCCGTCGCTTCGTACGCGCCGATGTCCAGCTGGCCCACTACCGGACGTGCTTCGCCGGATGCATTGCCTTTATATTGTGCGACCGGAACCAGCGAGACGCCCTTGGCCGACACACCCGGATCCGTAGCGGCATTGATCACCAGTGCACTGCCGGTCGGGTGCAGATCCCATTTGGCACGGTCGACGAAGCCCGGCGATACCGAACGGTAGTTGGACTTCAGGATCGAGCTGGCCTGGGTGCTGAGGGTACCGATGCCGCTGAAAATGTTGTTCTGAATCACCGCCGGCGTCGGAACCCTGCCGCTGACAAACAGGAACGTGCCATCACCGTAGTCATTCAGGAACGTGTTGTTGATGACGTACAGGTCGCTGCCGGCGTTGACCGCGCCTTCTTCGCCATAGGCCACCATACCCGGGTTCTGGTTGGCAGCCGGTTGCTCGATGATATTGCCGATGATGTAGGAGGTACCGGCATTCGGCAGGTCGATTTCGTACGACGGCTGGCCGGACGCGGTGCTGCCCGTCTCGCCCGGCGCCGTGCTCGAGAAGCGGCTGTACGCGATCATGTTCGTATCGGCACGCGACTTCAGGTTGTGACCGACGTTCGCATCGTGCGAATAGTTGTAGCGGAACGTGAGGCTCTTCACGTGGCCGATATACAGGTTGTGCGACTGTCCGTCGCCAAAGCCGTTGTGACCGAACTCGGTGTACTCGATCAGGATGTCGCTATTGACGTTGGGATTCGCCAGGATGCCGTTTTCGTTGTCGTGAATGAACGAATTACGCAACGTGAAACCCGTGCCCTGCAGGCGCATAGCGGCGCCGTTGGCATCGAGTACCGTCGCGCCATACATTTCGACGTTATCGACCGTCAGGTTGTTACCGTTGACGACCCAGATACCCTTGCCGCCGGCATTCTTGCCGGCCGCGTCGATCTTCGGACGGCCATTGACACCGCGGATGGTCAGGTTGTGGCGGTTGATGTTGCAGACGTCGCGGCTATAAGTGGTGTTGCCGGCGATTTCGATGACGTCGCCATCCTTGGCAACGGCGATGGCGGCGCAGGGTTTCGCATAGGTTTTGCCCGGGCCGACCGACAGGGTGGCTGCGGACGCGGAGGTCACACCCGCGCAGGCCATCAGAATGGTGGCAGCCAGGAGTGATTGGTTACGCAAAGTGTGCATGAGAGTCCTCGTAAAGTTTCTGTGCGGGAAGTAATTCCCAAGGGCAAGATGCAGAATACGAGGTTTCCCACCCGTGCTTTGTAACGGCATGTAACGACAATTGCTCAACTAAAAAGACCTGGAACAAAACGATGGATACCTTGTTCGCGATTATTCATGTCAAAAATTCCACCTTGATGACATCTTGAACATTTTATTCGGCATAAGGATCTTTGTGTTTCCTCAACCCAACTTTTATTCTCACTATGAAACGTCGAGTTTTGAAATCAACAAACCAATAGTTAAAAAATTACAAGAGGTCTTAGCTTTTAGGCATAAAACCTCAAAATTCGTTTTTTTGACGAAAATCAGCGGAAAAGACGCAGATGGACGCGAACTGTTGCGTATAAGCGTCACTGCGGCGGCAACCGCTCGGCCGCCTCAGCGGCTGGCGGCGTTGTCCCCGCGGGCTTTCGATACGGCGTCTTTCAGGTCGGCGCCGCTCGTCCACGGGTCCGCTGGCGGCCCCGCCTTCAACACGATGTCATTCACCAGTGGCCGCAACGTGAGACCGGCACGGTCGATAAAACCCGGCTTTTCCAGGCGGCGGTTGTCTTTCTGGATGGCGCCGGCTTGCGTGCTCACGGTGCCGGGACCGGCAAAAACATTGTTCTGGATCAGGGCAGGGGTCGACACCTTGCCGCTGATGAACAGGAACGTGCCGCTGTTGAAGTCATTCAGGAAGGTGTTATTGATGACATACAGATCCTGGCCGGGATTCGTCGCCCCTTCTTCGCCGTAGGCCACGATGTTCGGATTGTCGTTGATGGCCGGCTGTTCGATCACGTTGCCGATGAGGTAGGACGTACCGGCGCTCGGCAGGTCGATTTCGTACGAGGGCTTGCCGCTCGCTGTACTGCCGGGCTTGCCCGGGGGCGTGCTCGAGAAGCGGTTGTACGCGATCATGTTGAACATGGCGCGCGACTTGAGGTTGTGCCCGATGTTCGCGTCGTGCGAATAGTTGTAGCGGAAAGTCAGGCTTTTGACGTTACCGATGTAGAGATTGTGCGTCTGGCCGTCGCCTCCGCCGTTGTGGCCGAATTCGCTGTGCTCGATCACGACATTGCTGTTGCGGTTCGCACCCATCAGGATGCCGTTCTCGTTGTCGTGGATAAAAGCCTGGCGCAGCGTGAAATTCGTGCCTTCGAGACGGAGCGCCGCGCCATTGCGATCCCTGACTTTCGCGCCCAGCATCTCGACGTTCTCGACCGTGATGTTATTGCCCGTGACGACCCAGGTGCCCTTGTTGCCGAACTGTTGGCCGGCGGCGTCGATGACCGGACGGCCCTTTACGCCGCGGATGGTCAGGTTGCTGCGTGCGATCGCACAGGTGTCGCCGTTGTAGGTCCAGTCGCCGACGATCTCGATGGTGTCGCCATCCTTGGCAGCTGCGAAGGCCGGGCACGGAGCGACAAAGGTCTTGCCCGGACCCACCGACAGCGTGGCCGCGCCTGCGGTGCCGGCCGCGGCCAGCAGTGTCGTTGCGAGTGCAAGGGAGGATACCGGCTTGCGGGTGACAGGGATGTACAACAGTGACACGTCGATTCCTTTTCTGATCGATGAAAAAAAACCGTCCCGTGGGACGGTTTTTCAGCTCTTTCGGCTTATTTCGCCGCGGCGACCATGTAGTCCACGGCAGCTTTCACGTCGGCGTCGGGCGCCGTGGAACCGCCTTTCGGCGGCATCACACCGGCCTTGCCCTGGAAGCCCTTGATGGCATGCTCGTACAGCGTATTGGTGCCTTGCGCGATGCGCGGTGCCCACGCGGCCTTGTCGCCGACCTTGGGCGCGCCTGCGATCCCCGCGGTGTGGCAGGCCGTGCAGGCCGTATTGAACAGAGCCTTGCCGGCGTCGTTGTTCCCGGCCACGGCCGGGGTCGCGATCGCGCCTGCCGTCGGTGGCGTACCGGGCGTCGCGGCCGGCTGGGCCGGTGCCGGCGCCGGCGCTGCGGACGCTGCCGGTGCAGCCGCGGCCTGGGCCGGCGCCTGGGCGCCTGCCGCCGGCGCTTCCGGTTCCTTGAATTTGGCGCCCGACTGGTTGGTCATGTAGACCACCGCGCGGGCGACTTCGATGTCGTCGAGATCGGGATTGCCGCCCTTGGCCGGCATGGCGCGGATGCCTTGCACGGCGTGCTGGACGAGGGTGTCGTAGCCCTGGGCGATACGGGCACCCCATGCGCCGGCGTCGCCGGCATTCGGTGCGCCGGCCGCGCCCGAGCCGTGGCAGGCGACGCAGGTGGCGTTATACACGGCCTGGCCCGATTGCAGGACCTTGGGCGCGTTCACGTCCTTGAACGCAAACCCTTCCTCGGCCACGGGGCGCACGCGCGACGCGACGGCTTGCGCGCTCTGGCTTTCGGACCCGGCGCCACCCAGGGGCTTGTTGGTGGCAAAGATCACCAGCAGGATGATGCCGATGACGATGACCAGGAAAAAACCAGCCACTGCGATGACCAGTTGCTTGGGAGTCCGGATGAAGGATTGGTGTTCGTTGTGCGCGTCGCTCATGATTTCCTTAATACAAATTAAAAAAACCTGCTTCTGCCCTGCGGAATACGTGAAATACTTATTTATATGCAATGCTGCCGGGCGATTATAGACCCAAAGACACTTGGTGGAAACGCAATTTCCCACTGGAGCGGACGGTTGCCATAGACGACGCACGGGAAAGACTGTATCCTTCGCATCGCTTCCCCCAGCGCGGCTGTAGCTCAGTGGATAGAGTATTGGCCTCCGAAGCCAAGGGTCGACAGTTCGATTCTGTCCAGCCGCGCCAAATTTCCCTTTAGAATCAACAAGCTACTATTTTGGGAAAATCTTTTGGGGAGAAATCCTCGAAAATTTGGGGAGAAATATAAACCCGTGTTGTAACACTTGACTCTACAGGTCAGGAGTTCAGCATGAAGGTCAAGCATAGCGGTACAGTTGAGCGCAACATCTATGTCGAAGGTCGCAGTGGCTCGCTGCGGTTCACCGTCGAAGTCTCTCCCTTTCCTAAAGACCATCTCACCGTCGACCTCGACCAGTACGATAAAGGTCTCAATTGGGCTCGCCGTCGCCGCGTCGAGCTGCTCGAGCAAAAGTCTAGCCGGAAGCCAGAGCAACCGCCCTCGGGACCAGTAATCGAGCCCGGTTGGCATCCCTCTAGCATCTGCATTAGCGACGTGCTCGAGAACTACCGCATCCGGGAGCTACCGAAGCTTGCTGGCGCTGCATCCGATAAATCAAGGCTCAAGCGTCTGGAAGAATGGTTCGGCTGCTATACGCTCGGCCAGCTCAGCTATGACGTCCTCGAGACCTGGAAAGACGAGCGCCAAGCCGGCAAGCTTGGGTCAGGCCGTGTCTCAGACCCGACGCTGACGAAGCAGCAACGGTACAAGCTAAGGCGTGCCGGCCAGCCTCTGCCACCTACTGTCATCAAACCGGTTGCATCGCAAACAGTTCGACATGAGCTCGTACTGTTTCGCCGCGCGTTGACGGCGTATTTCCGCGCTCACAGCCTTATGCATCTCCACGGCGCGTGGCTGGCCTCCCAGCACATCATGGATATGCCCCTGCCTGAGAAATCAGACGCACGGGAAGTCCGCGTCGACGATGACGGCCTTGCAGCCTTGGTGCGCGAACTAGATGACCCGCAGCTGCAAGCGTTCGTGCGTCTGGCTGTCATGACTACGCTTCGGCGAAGCGAGGTTTGTTCGCTGCGCTGGGAGGATGTTGATTTCGACAAGAAAATCATGGGACTGCGGGCGCCTGGTCATCGCAAGAAGACGAAGACGCATGGGCGTCAAATCCCACTTTTGCCCCCAGCTATCGCGATTCTGCGCAAGCTTGGGCCGAAAGAGAGTGGAAAAATCTTCCAAATCACGCCAAGCGGTATCAGCCAAGCCCTGCGTAGGTGCGCTGACCGCGCCGGCCTGACCGACCTTCGCTTGCACGACCTACGCCGCGAGGGCATCTCTCGCTTAGTCGAACTGCTCCAGGTGCCTCTGGCAACTGTTACAGTGTTTTCTGGCCACAGTGACCAAGCTGTCCTCCAAAAACATTACTTGAAGCAGCGTTCGACCATCATTGCTGAACAGCTCACGGCCCATCCTGGAGCGGCTACCATGATTGCAAGTGCATGAATCCCATCCTCTACTTGGACTACGACGGCGTGCTGCACCCGGCCGACGTTCGCGTCACGAAAGCCGAACCGCTGCGGCCGCGGGTCTACATCGGTGGCCGGCCGAGCGACCACCCGCTTTTCGAGCACGCGCTCCTGCTCGAGCTGTTGCTTTTGCCGTTTCCAGATGTGCGAATCGTGTTGTCAACGGCTTGGGTGCGAACCCTGGGCTACGAGTTCACGCTGCAGCAGCTGCCACCAGGGCTGCGGGCCAGGGTCGTTGGCACAATCTGGCACACCGAACGGCTGGAGCATCCACCGCCCTCACGGCATGACGCAATCACCGACGACGCTGCCGAACGTGGCGCCGACCGCTGGCTCGCGCTCGATGACGACCGCGAGGACTGGCACGAGGCCCGGCGGCACCTCGTCGTAGCCCCCACGAACGCCTGGCAAGGACTTGCACAACCGGGGGTAGCCGAGGAGCTGACTGAGGCGCTCGAGCTGCTCTGTTCAGACCGGTCGCTCGAATCGCGCCTGCCGGCTGCGAGCGATTCCCCCTCAACGATGGACCAGGTATTCGGCAAGATTAGGAAGAAATAAAACTCGGGTTCTACACCGGTTTTAGGTGTGCGGAGCCCGAGGATATGAGGTACATGACGAAGAGTGAGCTGGCGGACATGCTGCGAGTGTCTGTTCGAACAATTACAGCCTATATGGGCAAAGGCCTGTTGCCGCAACCCGTGCAGCTGGGCCGCAAGCTGCTGTGGGATGAAGCCGTAGTCCATAAATTCATTCAGCCGAAACCAGCATTTGCAAAGCTCGTAATACCCGCAAAGCAGGGCCGCGGCCGCCCACGCAAAGCACTGAACTAACTACTCTCGAGAGGACATATGAACGTACGAAACTGCATTCTCGGTACCACCAATGCCAACGCTCTCAGCTGGGGCATTGGCTGTGAAGGTCCTTACTACGTCATCGCCCCTGACGGCTATAAGACCTCATGTTCGACCCTCGAAAACGCTGCGGCGTTCATTGTCGCGATGGGCTGGCAGCACGAGCAGCCGGTCGACGTTCGCGACCGGCTCACGGACTATGAATTGCACATGCTCGAGCTGTGCAAATCTGACTATCACCGGCAGTGCATCGCAGAGATGAACTGCCACTAAGCCTGCTGCTATACCTGCCAGGTTGGCATCCGCCCCGCGCTAGCGGGGCTTCCTTCTACAAGGCGCGCATGCCCGCGCGCGAGAATGTTCGTTGCGGCGTTGACGTCTCTTTCATGGCGCATTCCGCAGTCTGGACAGACCCACTCTCTTATTCCGAGTCCTGCCAGGCCTTGCGGACCACTACAGCTTCCGCAGCCTGAGCATGCTCGGGTTGTGTATTTTTCGTCTACTACTTCGAACCGCGCGCCGGCGAAATCGCACTTGTACTGCAACATGGTTCGTAATGCACTCCAGCCAGCATTGCTCACAGCCTTTGCCAACCGGGTTTTCTGCAGCTTCGAGGCATCTACATCGCCCACATAAATCTCACCGTACCTTCGCACTAAGTCTGAACTGATTTTGTGCAGGTAGTCCCGCCGCTGGTTCGACGCCTTCGCGTTGAGCGCTCGAGTGCGGTCCTTCTTCCGTGCCCGCTGCGCCACGGCCAACTTTGGCTCAATCGCTTGGTAGAACCGCCTGATTTCAATGCTCTCACCATTCGACAGCACCGCCAAATCTTTCAGCCCAAGGTCGATGCCGATTGCCTCGCGAGCTTCCATAGCTTTGCTAGCAACATAGGGCAGTCTGACGCAAAGATTGGCGTACCACCGGCCGCGTGCGTCCTCCGAGACATTCCCGCCGTGGATGTCGTAGTTCGACAGGCCATAGCTGTCCCACACGCCAACAGGGCCTTCCACGCCGGCCAGGAAAAGCTTGCCCGCCCGAACGCGCACTCCCTTCGTTTTGTAGGGAATCCAGCCCAGACTGCGGCGCCGGCCAGCGGATACGCGCCAACGCAGTTTGGTCTTCTTCGCGTGGTAGCGCCGGCGAATGTACTCTTCGTAGACACCTTGGATGCTGTGGCTGTGCAGCTTCATGCCGGCTTTCCCGGCGCCGCGGACGTACGGCTGCACATCGAATGCAGTCATGAACCGCCGCTCTCGCTCGAGCACTCGAAGGGCTAACTCCTGGGTGTAGTTCCATACCAGGTTCACTTCCTCAGACAGCTCACGCAGCTGTTTAGCGTGGCGGTCTTTGATGCGAACGCGGAGAACTCGAGTCGTGTATTCCAAGATTGCCTGTTCGATAACTGCTGAGTTGTTATTGTAAACACAACGCGGTTCCTGGCGTCAATGCCTCCATGCAAAATGTATAAAAAATCGGCCCCGAAGGACCGATTTGCTTAGAAGCCTACTGCAAACCAATACGCGGGGCGCTCCAAGCCATACGCTCGAATGGTGAAACTCGCTGTCGTGAGATTGGTAGCCTTTACGTTCTCTTGCGAGCCGGTCGCAGAGCTTCCGCCAACAGCTTGAACGTTGAGGCAGGCGTGCGGGAATTGAATGGGAAACGGCACCACCGCAACATCGGTATTTCCGGTGTAAAAGCCCCATTGCATGATGAGCCCGCTTGGCAGCTTCTGATAGCCGTTCACGGCCAGCGAAGCATCGAATCCGGTCGCCAGTGCATTGTCGACGGCAGTCGTGACATCGGCGCCGGTCGCCATGCCGGCCGTGGCATCGGCTACTGCATCGTGCACGAATTTTGTGTTCGCTGCTTTCGTGCTTGCGTCGCCGCTGGCCACGTTCGGAACTGTCGGAGTGCCGGTGAAATGAGGGCTCTCGAGAGGTGCCAGCCCTGCTGCACGCTGGATGGCCGGCGCACCAGGAGCGACGCGAATGGCACCCGACAGCACCGCAATGTCACCAAAACTCACGGTTACGACAGCTACTGGCACGGCACCGGCGGTCGGGGCTGGTGGAGTCTGCGAACCAGCAGGAGCCGGAGCGCCGGCGACAGCCTGCACGACTGCGATGCACTTGCGCGAGGTCGGCTGAGCAGCGCCGCTGTTGCCTGGGCCAGCGAAGGCCTGAGACGGGTTGGACGCGTTGTAGTACGGGAGTACCGCACCATCGACGTCGACTTCTGTCAGCGCCACTTGAATGAGGTAGTCGACTGCATAGCCAGACGTTGTCGGAGCAGCCACGGCCAGCGTCACAGCAGTCGCCAGCGCGCCTTGCTTCATGACTTGGGTCGGGTCAGCCGGCAGGCTGCTGTAGGCACTCGCATCAGCAGACGTGCGCGCGTAGATGGTGCCAGGGCTGACAACGACAGCCAGGCTGGGCACCGGTGTCGGCGAGACGGCCAGTCCGGAGAACTGGGTCTCAGTGCCGATGATGCTCTCAGCCAGCCGACCAACAGCCATCATCATATTTTTGTTGGTTTTGAGGAGGTCGGTTTCGAGCGGGATAGCGCCCGGGAAGACTTGAATACGGTCCATTATTGTTCTCGCGTGTTAGTACCAAATAAGGGCTTTGCCCCGGGCACCGGCTTGGCCGGAAGTTGACGAGCTAGAGGAACCCCAGCCACCGCCGCCAGGGAATCCTGCAGTCGTGCTGAATTGGGTACCGCCGAAGCCTCCATTTGGAGCGGAGCCGCCTTTTTCGTATAGCGCTGCACCCGGCATACGCTCACCCAGGATGCTCTCGACCAGAGTGCCACCGCTTACAGCGAACGGGTCTTGGCCAATAGAGTTCTGTACCAGGCCATAGCCGCCCCCGAGCTTCGCCACGGAAGTACGGCCACCCGGTGCACCCGTAGTGCTGTCCGGACCCGGGTACTGCACGCCGAGACCGCCAGCTCCGATGAGGACAACAATGGTGTCGCCAGGCGTGACATTCAGGAGCGCTTTGCCGTACGAGCCACCATCGCCGCCTTTCGATGCACTGTTGCCTTGCTTGGCGCCCCCCTGGCCGCCACCCCAGGCCTCGACCATAATTTTGTAGACACCAGCAGGTACGACCCAGTTTGTGGAGCCAGCAGCTTCGAACGAAACGACATTCGTGAAGCCGCCAGCGGGGCCAACAGCGCCAGGCGGACCTGCAAGCGATGTGCCTGCCGCCCAAGAGCCTGCTGCCTTTGGGCCATAGAGCATGCCGGCCGCGGGGTCGATGTACAGGTCGCCGTTGTCGCCAAGGGTGTCAGCCGGTGCTCCTGAGCCGGTGTAAAGCTGGGCGCCAGCATTGATAGCAGCGATAGCATCAGCGAGGAAGCCCAGGCGGGCTGCAATCGCGGTCGCTTGAGCGTTCATAGGCCCGCCCGGGCCGCCTAACGCCTGGCAGGTCGTGCTCAGCCGCGGGATGTCGACCCAGGCCGGGTCGGATGTGATAGTGCCGTCGAAATTGGACATTTAGCGAACTCCTTTCAGAGTGTAGTTACCGTCCAGGCGCCAGGTTCCGTCGAGCAGCAGTGGCTCCGGAGCTGCTGGCGGCGGTTCGTCCGAAGGAGGCATTACCTGGCCAGCAAACTGCACCCATACGATTGTGCCTGCGGGTTTTGATACGTCGATGGCCCGGAAAATATCTGCGTCCGTAATCTGGCTCAATGCAGTCGCTGCCGGCGCGTACTCAAGCTGCGAAGGTGCGGCATAGCCACCCACCGGAACGCCGTAGCCAGCCACGAACGGGACGCCGGTGCCCGCAGGCCGATACACCGTCACGAACGTCTGCCAGGGCGTTGAAATCGAGCCGTAGGCGCCTGCCAGGCCATAGCCGCAGATGCCGACGCCGTAGGCACCGGTATCGAGGGGGCGGGTAGGCTCGCAGATGACCGGCTCACGACCAGTAAGCGCTTTGATAACGCCAGCCAGGGAGCGACGCGTCGCTTTTTCCAGAAACAGGCTAGCCAGTATTTCAGCGCGGAAGGACGCGTCTGTTTGGCTAGCTTTGCGAGCAAGGGACTGGCCGAACAGGTCCGCGGCAATGAGGTCGAGCCAGCCGTCCGTAGCGGTCAAAATTCGCGTCTGGAGCTTGGCGTAGTCGTACAGCCCTTTAACGTACTCCAGGCCGGACGCAATGCCGGCAATGAGGGCATCCAGAATGGGCGTGTTGTCCGTGAACCAGGCATGGACCGGCAACAAGCGCTTGATGCGTTCGAACATCGTAGCCATTTATGCCACGCTCACGGAATTGGCCTTGATGACTTGTTCGGGCGTAGCCTCCAGGTCGGTCATCAGGCCGTTGATAGTTATACCGGTAACGTTGGCAATGCCCTCGGTGGCGTCATAAGCCACCTGGGCGATGCGGGAGACGTTCAGGCTCGCACCGAGCGGCAGTGAGTTCACGTAGTCGGAGACGGCTTGCTGCACGATGCCAACTAGCGTCGTGTGGTCATATCCTGGTTGCGTCGTAATCGACAGTCCAACGTCGGCCATTTCGATATCCGGACGGAACACGGCGAACGACACTGTCACGGCGCGTACCGCGTCGATGGCGTTGTAGACGCCGGCCAGGAGCGTATCCGAAGGCGAGCCGCTGCCGTCGTCGACAACCACGAAGAAAAATCCCAAGTGCTCCGAACCGTCTGGATTCTGGTTTTCGGTCAAGGTGTACGTCAGGCCCTCGCGATAGCTCGAGATTGCGTAGCCAATGGCACCCTTCGTGGCTTTCGACAACGACTGAAGATAATCCTTGAAGCGGGCGCGGAATGCCTCGTCCGACTCGGCGTCAGAGCCGTTCGTCAGGCCCATCGGGTTCGTAACAGTGTCGATGCCTGGCAGGGATTGGCCGATGACGGAGATAGCGCCAGCGATGGCATTGCCGAGGCTCCCTGCAGTGCTAGCTTGGATTGCAACTACGGCGGAGGTGAGGCCCACCGGCAGCACGTACGCGTTGCGCGCCGGGACGTAGTGCGAGAGAGCCGTATCGGCCACAACAGCGTAACGTTGCGTGCCGTCGGCGGTTTGAATCAGCGTGCCGACCGGGACCACGGCTTCGGCAGTCGCGGTGTAGCGCGAAAAGGAAACCTGACCGGTAGCTTGAATCGCCGCCAAACGCGTTAGGCTGAAGTCCAACATCCAGCTGTCCAGGTCCGTGCCCGACGACGTCGATGCGCGGGTAGTGGAGAGCAGCTGCAGGATGAGGCTTTGCAGCCAGAGGACAGTTGCGGCACTGGCTTCGAACACAGCCCGGAGCACCGAACCGACGCTCATGTCGAGCGCCTGACGTGCGTAGCCCTGGGCCGCGGTAGCAGCCTCATTTACCAGCTGGGTGAATGGTTTCGTTTTCAGTGCCATTTGCGCTCAATTCGTGACGTTGAAGGACAGGGCGGCAAGCGCACCTGTGTTGGCGTCGGTGTATCGAATCGAAACACTGAGCCCTTCCGGTATAGCGACAACGGCAATCTGGGGCTCAGGCGTGCTAGATACGCTCTCCTCAAGCAGCATCTGCGAACGGATGACGGCTCGTACCTCGGCGATTTTGAGTGGACGGCCGATGAACTGCGGCAGCCCCGCGCCGTACTCTGGGTGGAAAACATAATCACCAGGATTCGTCATCAGCCGGCGCAGGATGCGCTGCTGGCTGCGTTCCAGGCTCGTCGAGAGCTCGACATCGCCCAGGTTCGACAGGGTGAGGTCGGCGCCGACCAAATGGGAGAGTTCGAACATTACAGAGTCTCCTGTGGCGTGTTGGACGTGAGCGTGTCAGTGCCGGCCTTGGCGTTAGGTACGCTGTGGTGGTGGCCGTCGTAGGTGTTGCGCAGGTCAGCCAGGGTGCCGTGGGCCGTGTTCAGGTCGGATACGTTGCCCGAGACGCGCAGGTCGCCGTTCAGCTGCGTGTTGGCGTTAATAGTCAGGCCTCCGGCGAAGGACATCGTGCCGGTGCCGTCCCCGTGCATCGTTACCGTGCTGCCCGATTTGTCCTGCACGAGCACCTGGCCATCAGTATCGAGCTTGATGTAGGCGCCAGATTTGTGCACCAGCCAAACTTCACCAGCAGGGACAGGAAGCGGCACGTCCTCATTGTTGTAGTACGCACCGACCGCCACGCCGGCCTCGATTTCGCCATCACTGAACAGGATGTGTACCAGGTCGCCAGGGTTGGGCGGGCAGTAGATGCCGAAGCCATTTCCGACCTGCTGCGACAGGAGCGGCAGCCAGCCTGTCTCGGTGCCCTCCGGCTGCAAGGTGACTTTCACGCTGTACGTGTTGGGGTTGTAAGACGTGACGATGCCTGGCGTGCTGGTCGCCTTTCGGTCAAGAGCGCGCTGGGCGCGCTCGTTCATAGCGTTGAGTAGCTGTCGCATTAGAGGTTCGGCGTGTTTTCCGGTGCGATGTTCTTTGCGCGCACATTCATCGTGTAGCCCGAATCCATGTTCATGTTCCAAACTATGGCGTCGGGGTAGTACACCTGGTCAAAGGCCGTTCCAGTGCCCTGCACTTTAATAGCCGTTTGAATGTCTAGCGAATGGTCTGCCGGACCGTCGAGAGTCAGCTTCATCTCGTGCTGAATGATTTCCAGGTACCGCTTTTTAGCGGCAGCTTCGACTTCTACGACGGATTTGTTTGGAGGAAGGCGCAACTTGTAGTTCTGCGTTGTGCCGCCAACGGCTGTAGCGCGGCCGGTGCCTACAGACCGAGCACCCGAAGGGTAGGCGGCAGTAACTGCCTTTTTGTGCTTAGTCTGGAAGCTAGATGCCGTGACCGTGACCCCTTTCGCAACGGTCAACGACCGCGAGAAGGACAGGTTCTTGCCGTTCAAACGGGGTATGCCGGCTTCCATCGACCAGTCGATGACATAAAGGTCCTGGGGCTGCTCCGCGAACGGGGACGGGGCGAAAATGAGTGTGCGACCCTTCATGAGGGCGATGAATCCCTCTTGGCTGGCTAGATAGGTCAGCACGTCCCATTCGCTGCGCTGGTCGGTCAAGCCAATGTGGTCCTGGTCGTAGTAAGTACCGACCTTGGTCTTGGTCGGCGTGATTTTCGCAACCAGGCCATATTTTTTCGCCAAAGCGGCAGCAACATCGCTGGCGGTCTGGTTGCGATAGACCTCCGTCGACGTCTTATTGTCGATAAGCTGCGCCGAGAGGTCGCGGCCTGTCAGCTCCAGCTCAGCCGTAGCCGGGTTGAACGAGATGTCGTCCACATGCCCCACGATGAGGCTGTACATCTCACTATCCTGCGGGTTTGCCGGGTCGACAGGGAACCCGGCCAGGATTTCGACCTCGAGCGTCTTCTGCTGGGAGAACCAGTTAGCCGATTGCGCCGCCGGCAGCGCACTGCTGGCGAACGTCACGTGAAACGTATCGGCAGAGAAGAAGCTATTGCTGTCCACCGACCATGCCGTCCAGGCGGGGACAAGGACCCCGCCAATTTTGACCATGCCGCGGGGCTGACGCAGTGCCGGTACAAGGGGAAGCGTGTTTTTGTTCATCAGTACTCCAGCACTCCGCTAGGTTTGGTTGGTGCCGGCGGCACGATGAGCGTGTTGATGCCAGTGAGCTGCGGGTCAGACAAGGCGTTTGCTTTTGCGAGTGCAGTCCAGGCCAAAGGGTCCCCGTATTCCTGGGCGGCCAGGGTGAACAGGTCTCCACCGGCTTGAGTGACCTTCTTGTCTGTTTTGTAGTTAGCCTGCGCATTCACGGCCATACGGCCGGCCACGCGGTCGAGCTGGAGCAGAATTGGATACTGCTGCGTTGCCGCTAGCTGAGTGCCGAGTCGCGAGACTTGTTGGCTCACCGGGTTATTGGGGAGAATGCCGCCAAGGGTCGTGACATTCGCTAGCGTGTTATTCGTAGCAGCCATCAGGGTCTGAACCTGGCTACGGAATGCCGCTAGCGGTTGGAGCACACTCGCCAGCTGAGACTGCGTTGCGGTCGCGAACGAAGACACTGCCTTGAGAGCAGACTGCAGGCTGCCAAAGGCGCCAGCCATGGTCGAGGTGGTAACCGGGCCGGCGTCAATTTCCTGTTGAGCTTGCAGAGCGGCTACCAGGTCAGCGGCAGCGATGGCGTCGTAGTCGATGAGGCTGTCGACTGAAACTTTCTCTACGAGAGTAGCCTGCGGCTGTGCTTCATCGGCCACTACCTCCAGCACGATGTTGTACGGGATTTGATAGCTGCGTTCGAAAGTCGCACGGAACTCGCGAATGACGACCTGATAC